CTAGCAAATCAAATGCTAATGCATCTAGCACTGGAAGAAATGGTTCAGACAATTCAAAAAAACGAAAGGCTTCTGGAAACTCAGAGTTAGACGCAGCAATTGCCAAACAACGGAGTTTTTTAGATTTTACGAATCCGATGAAAAAAGATTGAGGATTGGTTGGATAATTAATATTCTTTTCTTATAATATAAGTGTAAAAGAGTTATTAATTAATTAAATTTAAAGAGTTATGAAAATTTTAAAAAATGTATCTTTTCTATTGGTAATATTATTTTTTATATTGCATGTTATCATTGAATTTATTATCATGATTGAAAATGGTGGAGTTTTAAGTTATACTGCTTATATATTAAAAGAATATGAAATGTTGATTCAGTATGTAACAGTACCGGTAGTATTAGTTTATTTATATAAAAGATTAAAATAAAATAATAATAATTCAGTAAAAAAGGTGCTTTAAAGCACCTTTTTTTATTTTAATATAATCTTAATGATTATTTTAGAATATTAGTTATATTCTCTCATTTCGATTAAATCGATACATATGCTTATTAAAAGCGTCACCTACTTCTACACCCATCAAAAAATCTCTAACTTTATGTATCGGGCCCTTTCCACCAGATCCGATAGTTCCAGTACCTGTATATGAAGTCGATGGGCTATCGATATAATTTTTTAACCATTGAGATAAATTACCATATGATTTTCCATTTACAGCACCTTTTCTCATTTTATATAAAATCGCCGGATAATTGTTATATGATACTTGTTTGATTAAAGTTATCATTTGATCACTTTCTGCATTTTCTTGCCCGACTAATTTCATCATACCACCAATAATTTTCGAAGCTTCGCCAAGTGATGTTCCTGATTGTATTATTAATGGCACCTCTCCTATAAATTTACCATTTACCTCTTTAGAAACATCGATTAACTTATATTCTCTATAATTCAAAGTGTCTATTTCAATCCAATCCTTTGGTCCAGGTGCTGACTGTTCCATTAACCTGCTTCGAACTTCACCATGCAATCCATGTTGGTTAATTGTTTCCATGATAGACTTCACTATCAATTCTCGCTCCTGTCTTTCTGACAAGTTTTTAGTTCCGAAACGGAGCATGTTTTCGGATAATAAATTTTTACTCATATTCTTCCTTTTAGTTTCTTTTATATAAATATACGGTTAGAAAAAAAACAATGATTTGGATTTATAAAATATTCTTCTTATATTAATAGTATAAAAAGAGAGTTAATCATTTAAAATTTCCGGTTATGAAAAAATTAATAATTTGTCTGTTGATAATAAATGTTAGCACCAACATTTCAATTTCACAAGTTAAAACTACGCCTAAATTTAAATTGACTGATACCATTGGTACTTGGAATTATGGTAATCTATATAGAGACTCATTGAAACAAGATTTTATTCAAACCGAAATAATTAAACAATTTAATTCTGCCAGAATAGCAAAAGTTATTACTCCTTTAACCACAGACTCCGGATTAAGGCCTGCTGCAGTTCATAATGCCATATACAATCGATACTGTTTGGCTAATCAAATTGAACAATACGCCGGAAGCGGAACCACAATGACACATTTTCAATATGTGGACATTCCTAATTTTGAAGAAATACCAGAACTCGGAGCTAGAATAAAGCTATTAGATCAAAATAAATATCAAATGATTACGGAAGAAATAACCTTCAATGCCATTTGTGCATGTAATCCAGAAACATTTCAACAAGCCGTTAATCACGTGGTTGATAATTTCAAAGCTAGCTCAACACATTGGAATTCAATTACTAATGTGACTTGGGATGCGGTTTATGTTTTTTATGATCTTCATGCAACTGAATTATTTATGTGGACAAATCCATTTACTGGACAATATGAATCTTTTAAAGGAATGAATGTTATGATTTACGTTATTTTAGGAAAATACAAATAACAGTTAAAAAGGGAAGCAATTAACTTCCCTTTTTCTTTTTAAGAATATAATTTTAATTAGTTCTTTTTACGTTAGGTAATTGGCCTGGTTCAACTGGCATATCTTTTACTGCCGTTGTAGTTGCTATCGAATTACCTGCCGCATCTTTAGCTGTAAGATCGTAAATATAAGCATTCGGAAATGTTGATTTTGTTAACGTTGGGGTAGTGGATCCATTACATAATTCTATAAATTCATCAAAAGATAAAGTAGCTTCAAATCTATTTAATTTAGCTTCAGTGTTTGTTCCGCCATTGGCTGCTAAATCATTATGTTTTACTGCTTGTAACTCAGTTGGGGTTTTAAATCCAGAAACGCCAGCTTTTTTAAGAACGGATAATATTAATCCATCTGGAGACTTTTTTACAGTATCATATTGTGCTGCAGTTATATAACCGTTTGAACTAAACCAATTGGCTAATTTTTGTCTATCTTGTTTCTGTATATCAACTGTTGCAGCAGCCGATATTGCGCCAGGAGCACTTATGTATCTACCGCCTCCAGAAAATGGTGTTTTACCCCATTTAGTAACCGAACCTGGCTTTCCATCGCCGACAATCCAATAAGACACCTGTGATCCTGCTAATCCTCCAACTCTACCGTCGACTTTTCCATCATCGCCTAAAAATCCCCAATTACCAGATCCGTCCCCACTATGTTTCCCTGTATTATGTGTAAATAATCCTGAATACCCAGGTTGAGCAGATATATCACTATCCGCAGCTGAAAAATCAAATCCGGCTAAACCTGCTACTCCAAAATTTAGATTATAACTATATTGGATCATTGGTTGCCAGATACGTCGAAATTGTGTAGGATCTGCAAAATCATTAATACTTCCAAACTGTGCCCATGTATATGCATATGTAACAGATATTGTAGCAAATGATCCGACTCGGAATTCGGGGTCTTGCGTAGCTTCCGGAACAAATACTGTTACCTTGAATACACGCAAACCTTTTGCAGCTGATCCACCTGGTACTACTTTACCAGTAGTAGTAATTCGTTTATCTAGATCTGGTAAACGTTTATTGACACCAGCTGCATTTAATGCTGCAATTAATCTAGCTTTTATACTTTCCGCGCGCTGTTTAGCTAGATATAAGTTTCCAAGTTGTTTATTTTCATCTTTAGATATATCTAATCCACCATATAGTTTCCCTCCTGGGTGATCTAATGTAACGCCTTTAGGTCCTTTTGTTCCGGGATTTGCGCTAGTAGCTTGTCCATTAATTTCAACTTTAAATTGTTTTGCATTGAATTGTGGACTCTGACAAGCTGTTACAATTTCTTTGATTTTCGTATCAATTGCAGCTAAATTATTAGATACTAATCCTTTTTCTAAGCTAACCATGTTGTTTGCAAATTCGGCGTCAACGATAAATTCTTTCGGAGTTAATTTTCGTTCAACCAATGCTTTTTCAAACACACAATAACCTTGTCCTGCTAGCGATGTAGGATTTAATTGTTCTGATAACAATTGGCGATAATATCGTTTTTGAGATTCTGTTAAATTTTTAGGGTTACCTAGAATAAGTTGTTCTGCTAGTAGATTTTTTAATCGTATCATTATATTCCTTTAAGGGGGCTTTATTATAAATATCTTTGTAAAAAAAATACTGTTATTTTGATTTATGAAATGTTTTTCTTATATTAATAAAAAAATCCTATGATTAGATTTGGCTATGCATGCATTAACATGCAACTTAGTTCTCAAGGTATCCGTACAGGTCGTACCATGATTGAGCGCAAATTCAAAGTCGGCGGTATGCAGTTAGCTTCTGACATATCTTTAGCTAATGCCCGTGACTTACTAACTATCTTGCAGTGGAATGAGCAGCATGGCATTCGTTTATTTCGTATTGGTAGTGAATTGTTTCCTCGTTGGAATCATTACCGACTAGAAGATTTACCAGGCATTGACGAGATTGCTAAGCATTTACGAGCAGCTGGTGACTTTGCTCGAGCACATGGCCATCGTGTTACTACCCACCCTGGTCCTTTCCATATCTTAGGTAGCCCCGATCCTGTGGTTGTAGAAAATTCTATTGTAGGTCTTGAACGTCATAGCGAGATGTTTGATATGATGGGTTTTGAGCCTAGCTTCGAGAACAAGATCAATATTCATATCGGTGCCACGTATGGCGATAAGCCGGCTACTATTCAACGTTGGCTGCATAACTATGATCGTTTATCAGATCGTCTTAAGGCTCGTCTGGTTATAGAAAATGACGACAAGGCTTCTATGTACTCGGTTCGTGACTTGTATGAGATGGTGCATTCTGAGATTGCAATTCCTATCACATTTGACTATTGGCATCACACTTTCAATACTGGTGACTTGTCCGAGCGCGAGGCATTCTTTATGGCGCGTGAGACTTGGCAGCGCTATGGTGTTACTCAATGCACTCATTACTCAGAATCTCGACGGCGCGAGCAGCAACGTCTTATCGAAGGTATTTGTTCTAATCATGGCATACCATTCGAAGATTTACCTAAATGGCCTACCTTTGCTAAGATGTACAAAGAATTTAGCAAGATCAAAGAGCAAGCTCATGCCGATTACATTTTACAACTCCCCGATACATATGGTGTTGATGCCTTAGATGTAATGGTTGAGGCTAAGGCTAAAGAACAAGCTATTCAGAATGTTGGTATAGATTGTTGGTCTGATAATAAAAAGCAATTAATTTTAGAGTAGTATATTTATTATAAATAATAATATTAATATTAATAAAGAGTAAATTGTTATGGCGTATTACAAATACAAAGCAAAAATTACCGATGACATCGAGGATGCTCGGGAAATTATCCGAAACGTTGGACGAACCATTAATGAAGGTAAAACCGATTATCAATCAGTGATGCATAATTTAGCTGCTGCCTTGAAAAAATTGGATTCTGCTCGTTACTATATCGATCGAGAATAAAACATTTGAAATGAACCGTATTTTTCCTTATGTTGTGTTAGGTGCTGCTTTCGTTCTTGCTGGTAGTGCTGCATATTACAGTGTATTTGGATTAAGCAAATTATTTTCATCACAAGCACTAGCAATCATTATATTGGCAGGATCCTTAGAAGCATCTAAACTTATAACAGCATCTTATTTGCATCGTTATTGGACACAGATAACCTGGAGTATTCGTGCTTATCTAATGGTTGCAGTGTTTATTTTAATGTGTATAACTTCTCTAGGTATTTATGGATTCTTAGTTTCAGCATATCAAGATACAGCGTATCGATTCGCGAATCAAGAAACAATTATTAAAAATTTAGAATCTAAAAAATCTAGATTTGATACACAACTTCAACAGGTAACTACCGAAAAAGACGCTGTAACTGATAATGTTAACAAATTAACCGGAGCATTATCAAACAATGTTATTCAGTATACAGATCGTAAAGGCAATCAAGTTATTAAAACTAGTTCGGAAAACCGAAAGGCATATGAAACCCAATTATCTTCAGCAAATCTTCGTTTGGATGAATTAGGAAAAAAGCAATCAGCTTTATCTGATTCTGTAACTAAGATGGATATGCAAATTCTGGATATGCAAACTAATTCAGATGTAGCTGCTGAAATAGGTCCGTTAAAATATATTGCTGAAATAACTGGTTCAACGATGGACCGAGTAGTTAATTGGTTGATCATACTATTACTAATTGTGTTTGATCCATTGGCAATAGTATTGTTAATTTCGGCAAATAAGGCATTAGGATTTACTAATACAGATCCGACTCCGGCTGAACCCGAACCGGTAGTACCACAACCAATAGTTGAACCTGTTATAACTGAACTAGTTGTTATCGAACCCGAACCGGTAGTAGAACCACACCCAGAAGTTACACCAGAGTTAGTAGTTGAAGAACCTCCTAGACAAACATTGAACCCGGACATATTATCTTATTGGAATAAAATTAGAAATGAAAGATCGAAAAAATACAAGTAAAACCGCTCGTGGTTTTAAAAAGTTACAATGTAAGTATTGTGAAATTATTTCCGATCGTGTTGATGAAAAAGCAACTGCGATTACATGTTGGAAATGCACACAAAAATTAGTTAATGGCGAAGTCTTGGAATTACGCAAGTAATCATCTATTATTTATATAAACTATGTTACAAGCAGAAACAATAAAATCCAATTGGGAAATGTATCGGGCAATAGTCAATACATCATTTCCTACTCGCAAAGATGCACTTAATAAAATGTATGATGATTTTGAAGATCGAATTGCAATGATGCCGGCTTCATCTATAGCACATTTTCATAATGCATTTGCCGGAGGTTATGTTGATCATATACTTCGTGTTATTGATTGCACAAAATCATTATACATAACTTGGAAGTCAATGGGAGCTGATATGTCTGGTTATACTGAAGAAGAAATGATTTTTGCTGCAATGCATCATGATTTAGGTAAAATAGGATTTCCAGGAGATGGTAATGAAGTATATCAGATAGAAACTTCAGATTGGCATCGTAAGAATCAAAACAAAATGTATAAGCACAACGAAAATATTCCATTCACGATGGTACCAGATCTTTCAATTTGGTTGCTACAAGAATATGGTGTTAAAATGTCTTGGACGGAATATCAAGCAATTAAGATTCATGACGGAATGTATGATGATGCAAATAAACCATATTTTATTGCCAGATCCGCACAGGCTAAATTAAAAACCAATCTTCCTATCTTATTGCATCATGCAGATCATATGGCAGCACAGATTGAATATGAACGATGGAGAAATAAAGATAAAGTGACTCCGAAGCCAGTTGCAGAAAAAAGCAAAGTAACAAAATCAAACGGACTTAAAAACTTAGCAGAAAATAATCCAGATGTTGAAAAAACGTTAACGGATATTTTTAGTGCATTTAATCAAGACTAATTATGGTTATTACATTTATAATATTATTTATAATAGCATCTGGAGTAGCAGGATATCTAGGATATCGTGCTTACTATTTAGCAGGTAAAATTGCCGATGCTCAGGAATATATCGAAGAATTAGAATTAACTAATGAGTATATGTATGGTAAAATTGTGCAGTCCCATGAGATAATGCAACAAATTGACCGATTAGGTGCATTTGAATCAGAGGATGAAGCTGGTA